TTAGTAACCATGCTTTGCCTCATACTTATCTAACGCAATATACATATCTTCACCAATTCGCCTAAAGTCTTCAGATATTTTTTCTTTATCGGTCATTTCTGCCTGCTGGTAAATATCGGTATTTGCATTTCTACTTTCCAATTTCAGCAAATTTTCAATAAAAGACTGTGTTCCCTTAGCAATATTATCGGCAACTACATCAGTCAATGTATAAATAGCATTAAAAAACCTCATAGTGCCAACCTCCTTTGGAACTTAATTATATAACATTCTGAGACTAAATAGTGTACAAACAAATATTTTAAAGATTCATATTATGGTGCAAAACATATGGACCAACTTGGTCACACAAAACGGTTGACCATTTTGCACATTTAAAACACAAAAAAGACCCGGCACCTGCTTCCACACAGGCCCGGGTCACATTTAACTTTTGAAGAGGAGACTCTTCATCTCCATTCTTTCTTATTTTGCATTGACCAGCAGGGTTCCGTCCTGCTGACGACTTACACTAATGTCATGTGCGACAAACGTCTGCTCCGTCTTGCCGTCAAGAACCGGCATTGATGGCCCATGGAATGGGTCAAACCAGTAGTCGACGTACTTGCCTTCGCCGTGTTCTTCATCAGAGTAGCGGGCAATGATCTGGAGCTTGTGGCCGACCAGGCTAGCATCGTAGTCAAAGGCCGCAGTGAAGCCGGATTGCCCGGAACCATAAACGGCCGGCTGAGCCTTAGCCACATCTGGGCGAGCCGCAGAATCAACCTTGACCCGTTGTAGTTCCCGGTTGGCAGCTGCGTCAAACAGAATGACGAAGCGGTTAGGCTTGCCGATGGACAAGTCAGAGGCGAACCAACCAGCAACGTGTAGCTGCTTGCCGAAGGACACACTCATATTGTCCAGGTAAGCAGCTGACTTGCTCAGGTCCGCCAGGCTCACATAGTCAGTGGCGTTGCCGTTGCCCGCCGGGTCGTCCGTGTACCGGAAGTAGACACGCAGCTTCTTGCCAGCCATGTCTGCTGTGTAGTCAAACTTGGCCGCAAAGCCCGACTGACCAGCCTCCGGAATATCTGGGAACGCCTTAGCCACATCAGGACGTGGTGACAGTGCCACGCTTTGCCGGGCAAATTCATGCCCCTGGTCATCGGTAAGGATAACATAGTGGCTGCCCTTGCCGTTAGCTTTATCACTGGCAAACCAGCCACCAACGACCAGCTTACCATCTTCAAAGTGACAGTCGTCCAAGTGGCCGCCACTGGTTACTTTTTCAGTCGTAGTAAACACCCCCGTTAAGTCTACTGAACCATCGACACCCCAGCCACGCCAGTTGTCGGTATACTGCCAACCGTCGATGTAGGCTGAAATGCTTGGAAAACTGCCATAGTCTGGTGAGTAAGCCGGCCCCAAGCGTGGGTACGCGGCCACCCAGAACTTCGCACCAGTCGCTTGCCGGATTGCTTCGTAGTCCCACAGGTTCGCCATACCGGAGTACGAGTAAAATGCTGGCACAAAGCCTGCCGCTTTAATGGTTTTACAAAAAGCAATGCAGGCCTGAGTGTTGTACGCCCGAATTCCAGCCCGTTCCTCGTAGTCCAGGACGATGATGGACCCGTGCGGCAAGCCCATGCTGTTGGCAGTTGCAATAGCATAGTTGGCCTCGTTGACCGCTTGGTAAGAGTTACCGACGAACTTCGCAAAGTGGTAGGCTGCTACTTTCATGCCAGCTAGCTTGGCCGCCGCTACCTGGTTCCAACCATAAGGGTTCCGGTAGTATGTCCCCTCAGTCGTCTTGATGATGGCTCCTGCTACACCTAGCTGTTTGGCCCGGTCCCAGAAGGCCCGATTCTGCGCATTAGGCTGGTAGCCCGACACGTCCAAAAATTCTAATCTAGCCATTGTGGACCACCACACCCGTCTGTGGCTGAGCGGTCGGGTCGACAGTTGGCGTCAGGTCACTCTTTTCGTAGGCCGCTTGAACTGCGTGCTCAACAGTCTGCCGTTGCACGTCGAAGCCCTTGTCGGCCAGTGTAGTACCAACCATCTTGGTCGCCGCCATGAACTTGTCGTGACCCGTGATGGTGTCATTGCTTACCAAGCTGTTGACCGCATTATCAGCCAAAGAATTGACCAGGCCCAGCAGTTCCTTTTCCTGCACGGTCTTGGCGTGCTTCTGTTTCTCTACCATGACGGGCTTGAGATACCTCCAGGCAAAGACAGCAATTGTAACCAAGGCCCCAGACTGAATCAGCCAGTTTCCAATATCAGTAATTAACTTCATTTTCGATATTCCCCCTCCAAGTTTGTAATGCGCCGTTCATGGTCATTTAGCTGTTCATCGTGATGTATAAACTTCTTGTCGTCTTCTTCAAGTCGTAGTTCTGTCCTTGATTGACGATAATTAAACTCCTTCAAGCTGCTATTTACGTCCTGCAATTGGTGTCGGATAGGGTCAAACAGCTCTTTATCAGCCCTAGTAAGTAACCACCTAAGGATAATCACGATAGCTGTTAAAATAGCGATGATAGAGGCCCACTCGTCCCAATTCAGGCTCAAAAAAGAATGGGGTGTTATCCAGTTCATTTCCCCACCTCCTTTTGGGGCGCTTAACAGGCGTCCATTTTTTTATTTTAAGCGCCGCCCATAATAAAAGCCCTGCTCGCTGCGAGTAGGGCTTTTGCTATGTATTGTGTATTTCTCAGGCGACTATGTCTCGGCTATCTAGCGAACTATACAGCCGGAGTAGCTGCGGCAGGAGCGTAGTCCTTGCCGGTAAATTCCTTGTACTGTTCGGCGGTGATAGTACCGATTACCACGTACGGCTTGATGTCCTGGTTCAGTTCTGCCATTAACTTTACAAATTCAACCATGATATTTCCTCCTTATTCTATGCTTGCGGTGTAGCTGGCTTCTGTGCTTGGGCAATTTGCTGGCCCAGAATGCCGACTGCTTGGGTCAGCGTGTCGACCTTCTTTTCCAAGGTAGCGACGGTAGCTTGTGACTTAGCCTGTTGCTGGCCTAGAAGATTAAGAGCTTGGTCACCCTTATCCGGTTCAGCCGGTTGCGATGCCTCTGGGTGTTGTCGCAGGTAGTCCTGTTGCATTGCATCCATGTAAGCCTGGTGCTCCTCTTCGGTAGCGTCAATCCAAGGACCACCTGTTGCTGTCAGCTTAGCAGGCGACAGCTTGCCGCTTGGGTCCTCGAAAGTTTCGTTGTCTTTGAGCTGGTAGTCGTCCGCAACCACGTCAGAGCTGACAAAGGTGCGGTTGACTGCATCAGCACGATAAAGTCCTTTCATTTCGTTTCCTCCTTTTAATTGTTGGCAGTTCAGCCATAATGCCCAACTCCTTTCCATATTAAAAGTCGGGCATTATACCCGACTAGATTCCGTATACTTTATCAATTAGCAATGTATCATTCACTGCTAATGCTCGTTGATTAGCAAGCGGGTAGAAACCAATGGTTCCATGATAGTCCCAAAAGGTGTGATCGTTGGCAAGACCGATTGCTGGAGCCCACATCTTGATGACATCAGGTAGAACAATACCTCCCTTGATTTCGCCAGTAACCTTTAAGTTGAGGTGAAGGTGGACCAATTTATGCTGTCCAACTTGCGCGTACATGTACCAGTTCTGATCAATGTACTGGAGACCCGCAGGAAGAACGATTCCTGTGCCGGTCCTATCAGTCCACTGGAGGCCGTCTACTACCCCACCCATTTTTTCTACGGTATCAACGAGGCGGTTGTACTTATCTTGCCACAAGCCTTCGCCGCGCACCATTTTCAGTTCATCAGCCATTCTTTATACCTCCTATAAGTTTGTCATTAAGTCCCGGTACTCCGTAATGAAGTCCTTATCAATAGTGAAGCCGGTGGCCTTCGCACCCTTGAGCGACAGGGTCAGCGTGTAGATGTTCGATACTACGTACACGTTTGGTCCGTCGCACTCAGCAGAGCTAGGTGTTTCCAGATTAATGTCCGGCATTCTAAACCGAATATCAGCTGGCGAAATGTAGATTTCACACTTGCTCCCATCAAAAACTGGTTGCACCTTAACTTCACTGACCTCGGACCCACCGGCCATATCCACATCGACTTGGGCAACCCCGGCCCCGTACTTCGACACATACATATGCACGGGTGGCATTAAGTCCACGAAGCCGTCAGCGTCCGCCTTGGCTTCATAAGTCACCGTCCCCATGTGGATTGGGGCCATATCTTCAACAATGCCAAAGTCCCGCTCTGCGATATAACCAGTGCCAAGCTCAATGGTTGTCGTACCGTTGGCCGTTTCACCATCACGCTTGACCCGAATCCGCCAGAAGCCGCCGCGAGCATCGTCACGGGCTTCCCAGCCTTGGGTAACCACCAGGTCACCAGGTAGTGGCAAAATGGCCGCCTTCATCTTTTCGACGTTTTCATACTGGAAAATGCGGTCATGGAATTGAGCCAGTTTCAGCGTTTCCTGAATCTGTTTGGCCATCGTGTTCAATGTTTCGTAACGAGCCATCAGGCCTGTTTTTGGATCGTCGATTTCCGCAATGGCGTCTTTGATTTCCTGGTGACACTTATCACGCAGGTCTTCTAGCTGGCTAATAATAGCCGCAGCTTTTTGGTTAATAGAGGCCTGCTTTTGGTCGCTCAATTCCTGAATTTGCTGCTCAAGTTCTTCTTCCTTAGACTTGAACTTGTTGACCAGGTCAACCATATCCTGCCAGTATCCTTTGCTATCTTCACCGATGTGCATTAACGCAACATCCTCGATAACGTACATCTTGACATTGACAGTGGAAATTACTTGTTGGTCATCACCATCGCCTTTAATAACCTTGAAATAGAACTGGTCCCATTTGCCAGGATGTTTGAATGTATAGCGGTCAAGATATAAGGTGAACCGTCCCTGCTGCAAGTTATCCTGCTTAGCTTCCTTGCGTGGGAATGCCCAATGCGAGTGGGTTTGTGCATTGGGATCAGAACCACCATACATAATCTTGGCGCCACGAACATCGAATGGTAAACCGTCCCAGAGGAGCCGCAGCCGAATCGGCTCGTCGACATCCCCCACATGACCCTTGAATTGGCTGGTGATATCAACTTCTTCTTGTTGCCACCGGAATAAGTCCAAGTCAATATATGGGGTACTTAATACATTGTTTGCCACGTTCTCACTCCTTTCTAATCACTTGCATTAGCGTCCTTGAATTCACTTAGGACACTCAAATCATGTTCTAGCTCCTTGAACAGCGCATTGTAGTTCTTGGCATCATTGGTCAGCGGAACATCCAGTGCTTTAATCGCCATTCGATAAGGAACCATATTACCTTCGTCGTCATACTCTTGGTAACTTGAAGCATTTAGCATTTTTTCAACATCTACTAAAAACAGACGAATATCCTTCATCTGTTCCAGGATTTTATTCCGCCGGTCACGGCCAAAATAATCTGGTAACGTCAGGTCGATATTTAATGACAAAGCGTTATATAAACCGATGTCAACGTTCATCCAGTCCATATATCCGTTGATTGCTTTTTGAAACTCAGTTAAGTTACCAAGCCAGACTTGCTTAAATGTGTGGGGCAAGCCATCCCACATTTGCATTACCATGTTGTTATCAACTCCCAAGGGTACCAACTATCGCCACTGCCATTGCGGATAAAGGTGGTGGGCCGATAAGAGCCCAGGACCCGCACCGTTTGTGTCACGTATACTGAGCTAAATATCAAAACCTGAACCGACTTTACAAGACCAATCCAGCCGTTCTGCACTGACGTATCGTACTTAGACAAGTCAATTCCTAGGTCAGACAGCGCCTTCACTTCATAAGAAAAGCCCTCTGAATACTCAGAAGGCTTTTTGACTTGGTGAAGATTAGCTGTATCGATAGTGGCCTTTACAGAATTTGCAATAGCCACTGCTTGATTAGCCAACTGCTTATTTTGACTAACCTCGGCTTTGACCTGCTCCATTTCAGCAGTGTGGACTAGGTCAGTTGGTATAACTGGCAGTTCATTCCGGTCAATCTTGTTAGCTAGGGCCTTGGTATTAGCGTCCGCTGTTGATTGTGCCTTTTCTGCATTACTTAGTGCACTCTCAGCGGTTGCTTTGGCAGCATCGACTGCATCAGTTTTAGCGTACCCTGACAGGTCAACTGGTGCAGGGATGTCCTCCTTGAGTGCATACTCGGATAAGTTCGGCAAGTCACTCTTGAGGGCCACATTTGGCTTTCCCTTGATAGCGTCCCAGGTAACTACCAGCGATTCCTTTATCTGTCTACTAACGAAGCCTTTCATAAACGGCCACAGTCGATCAGCATCTTCTTGACGGAAAACTCGACCCTTGATGGTATTCGTAACGAAGAAATGCAAGCCATTGTCAGGGGAGTAACCTAGACCGACAATTCCTAGTTCACTATCAATTCCTTGGTCCATCGCGATTAGCCTACGAACCTCATTATTGCTTGAAGAAACTGTCAAGGCGTTGCACCTCCTCCCCGTTCATCGTTGGGATTGTAAATCCGATATTTGAATTATTGTTAACCTGCTCTTGCAATCGCTCTAGCTGCTGCCGGGTATCGTTGGCTTGGTTTTGCCGGGTGTCGTAAAGCGTACTATCGAAAATCTTATTCCCGAAAGTTATCGAATCATTGCTTGACGCGTCTGCACTGTCCAGGTACCGGGTATAGCTTTGAATGCGCACATTCACGTCAGTACCCAAGCGGTCCCGTAACCAGCCGTTATCGCCAACCTTTACTTCGTTAACCATGCCGCTCGCGTTTTGTTTGAAACTAATCCAATCGACCGTGTATTCAACGTCAGGATAATCATGAAGTTGTGCCTTCATTGCTTCCTTTAACGCCTTTTCATCAGTAATGGTGTCACTGCTAAAGTCGTCGGCCCAGATCTTGCCAATTCCTGGCTTATCAGCCCAAGGACTAAAGTAGTCAGCTTCACAGGTATACTGTTCAGGCTGGTCAGCTGTATCGGTATTACTGTCTCCTGAATCGTCCCCATTGTCATCGGTAGATGAGTTGTTGCCGCTCTTAACTAGAGCCGCAATCGCTGGGACGCGCACACCGAATGTTGGCGGCCAGCTATCAATGGGACGATAGACTGTACCGTCAGTATAGTTATCAGCCCCAACACGGTAGCCATTACTAACGGCAATTGAAGTGTGATGCCAAGCCCCCTGTGGGCCCCAGAAAAGCAGGTCGCCTGTTTGGTATGGCGGGCCAACCATCGGGCCCAACTGCGATAGGCCAAGTGTCATATGAGGGCCAACGTTAACCCCAAAGTGGTCAAGCAGGTAGCTAACGAAACCGGAACAATCCCAGCCTGATGGTGTACACCCACCCCAAACGTAAGGAACTTTGCCAACGAACGACCTGGCAAAGGCTTCAAGGTCGCCACCACTGCCACTGACACCGCCACTATCATTATTCTGTTCAATCGGTTTTCCTGTTCCATGGATAGCCGTCCGAAAGTCCGAATAGTCTTCATTCCAGGAAATGTGTGAAGTATTAACCCGGTCAACGAACACAAAAGCATCATCTTTACCAATCTTCTTCGCAATGTGGAGCGTGTAGTTATCAAACCACCACTCGCAAGCAAAGGCTTCGGCAATTGCTGATAAAACGTCATCACCGTGCCCATCGCCAATGCTGTTGTCACCAAAATCATGATTATCAAATTGACTATCAAGCTGGTATTTGAATGGTGTGTTCTTAGTCAGGAAGTCCAAACAGGCTTGCATAGATTGTTGACCATTAATGGTGTCCTTAATGTAGTAATCGTTAAGGTCATGTCCAACGTGCGTTGCCGTAATAGCATACTGCCGATACCGACTGTTTGGTGTGGGATTCGAGGTGGTTAACCTGAATGTCTGACCGTTCTCAAGCGTAAACAAGGTGCGCGGGCCCAATAAGTCTTCTGCTACCTTGTTATCCCCAAGGGCATTGAAATTAAAAGCAACGGTAGAAAAGCTATTCAGCGTTTCTGTCAAAGCCACTCCGTAGGCAGTAATTACCGTTTCATCATTGTTGTAATTCTTCATTGCAATCTTGTAGAACTCTGACAAGTAATCACCCCCTAGAAGTAAAACCGTGTATCAAACTTCAATTCAAAGTTAGAGGCACCATCAATGTGCAGTTTATTTTCACCTACCGCAAAGTCCAGATAGCCATGATCACAATCCTTATAAGAGGCAGTCCCATTAAAGCTAGGAATTAATCCATTAATCACCACAGTATCGTTCTTTGATACAGCTCGCGTAATCTTCATTGACTTCTTAGTTGTCTGGTTAGTAAGGGTAAAGCCATTCGGCGCGTCCCCCTTAAAGGCTATTTGTACTGGTCGTTCGTCCGCATTTAGCGGGATGATTCCCAGGTTCCAGAAACTAAAATCGGTGGTCGTATAGGTGTACTTCAGCTCGGTATCAGGAATTCCTTCACCGAACCCCCACTGCCCGCTGTTAAAGTCAACCGGGTTCTGCGTAGTGGCCACGGTTTCAGCATAACCGCTTGGAACGTCCAAGTTAATTGCCACGTCCGTTGCCCGCCAGAAATTACCGTTCTGGGTGGGTGTTACTGCTTCGGCACGACACTTCCACCGCAGGTAAGGAATAATGCTGTTCCAGACATAGAAGTCCTCGTCGCTCCGAAAGATTCTCCGGAGTTTATATACTTGCAAGTTGTAGTCTGCCAGGTCCTTAGCGGTAATGTCTAACGTCAGTGGAATGGTCAGTTGCTGTTGCTGAACGTCCGTCAGTAAAGCTCCATACTTACCAAGCTGCTGGTATGACAGGTTGTAGTTATTCATTGGAATGTCAAATTTCTTAACATGGAACCCCAAGGCGTCTAGGTCGTAGGTGGTTCCATCAAGACGCTTCACAATAATCGTCGACACTAGAAACCACCTCCTACTGGTAATGCACGACCAACTGGGATTGCTCCGCCGTTGCCATGAATAATTCTTTCTTGTGCCATGTTTGCCTTGATGTGAGGATATAGCAACCTTCCAAGTGTGGTTCCATCGAGCTGCATCGTCAGGTTCAGGTTAGTGTCACCGGAAGCCGGACGAGCAGTAGATGAACTAGAAGTCTTTCCAGTATTATTTCCAGCAAAGACAGGAATAAAGTTAGCAGCTCCCTGTTTAGCAGCACTGATAGTTTGCTGCAGACTACCTGCGAGGCCATTAGGGTTAACCTGCGCTCTTGCTTGAATTACTTCAGCAATGTGCTGTTCAGCGCTTGCCCGACGCGGGTTAATTGCCACCTCAGGCTCACCCGGTACTTCACCAAAGACGCCCGGTTTATCTGTCCAGCCACCATTAGCAAAACGCCGGCCACCAGTTGGACCCCAGCCACCTGTGTGTAAATCTGAACGCCAAGTTGAGTCATTAAACATGGCAAGTAATTGGTCATAGGGGCTCCAGATGTTGGTATGACCAGGCATGGCATAAGTTCTAAACGTCGGGTCAATAAATTGCAAAATACCTTTGGAAGGCGTCCCTGCTTTCGCGTTGCTATCCCAATTGTTAATGGCGTTAGCCTGGCCTCGTGATTCGTGCATAATGACATTCATAATCTTCTGAATATCACCAGCAGATAAATCAACTTTCATTTTATGTGCAGCCCGCCGGATCAATGACGCACTAATTGGACCGTTACCACCGATTTCGTCCAACTTCTCTTCCTGCTTTTGTAGTAGGTTCTTGAACCACTGCTCAGCATAGTGGGGAATCTTATTCCGAGCCCCGTCATCGGCAATATCATGCCACATTGATTTGGCAGTATTAGTTCCATGAGTGTAGATCTTGATCAAGGTGCCAAGTGGGTCCTTCAAAGCGTCTTCGATGGCGTCCAGCTTGTCGTCAATCATATCTTCCAGATTGCCAATCTTGGAACTAGCGTAGTTCAGAGCTTTACCAAACCAGTCGCCGAATCCGCCTTCATACCTTGGAATGCCTAGCAACTTGGCTGTTTCCTTAGCTGGCATAACAGCATCCCCTGGTTGCAAATGAGTAATAACGTTTCGGCCCTCTGGCACTTCAATCTGACCAGTATTCCGAAAAATAGCTTCACGGTACAGCGGCCCTTCTTGGTCGTTGACCATTGCCAACATATGTTCACCTTGACGGCCACCAGTACCGTTAGCCAGCTTCTTCATTCGTGGAATGTTGACTTTGGCGCCAAAGAAACCAGCTACTTTTTCCAGCCCACTAGCACCGGTATTCCAAAAGCCACCAATTGCATTAATACCATCGGTTACGACACCCTTGATAGTATCCCAGACGCCTTTGACCTTATCTGAAATTGCATCCCAGATACTGTCCCAAATTCTCTTAATGCCATTCATGGCATCATCAATAGCGTCCTTCATGTCGTCAAATTTATCTTTAACGAACTTCCAAACAGAACCAAGGGTCTTGCTGATAATCCTTTCGATACTATCCCAGACCTTCGAGGTAGAACGAGAAACAGTATTCCATACTCGGCTCACCGTTCTAGCGATATTGTTGAAAATCCGTGAAATCGGCTTGTATAATGCTTGGACAGCCTTGATAACTACCTTAGCCAAAGAATTCCATACTTTGGAGGTCGTTCGGCTAATTGTGCGCCAAGCAGTTTGAATGAGCTTGCCAGTAACTTTCAAGGACCGTTGAATCGGCTTTTTGATCTTATCAAAGGCTTTCGTGACGGTCCTGGTTAACCCATTCCAAGCCTTACTGGTGGACTTAGTAATAGCCTTCCAGGCACTACCAATTATCTTGGAGACTGTCTTTAAGACACGACTAATCGGCTTGGAAATCTTTTGCCAGGTTTTAATAATGGCCCCAGTTAGCAAGACGAATGGTGCAAGGACCACGAGGCCAATTCCCTTGGCAGCGATTGCCAGTGTTTTCTTTAAGCCGTTAAAGACACGTGCAATTGGTTTAGTGATACTCGACCAGACCTTGCCAAGGCGCTTCCCCATACTAGAAAAGGCTTGCTCAATCGGCCGTCCAATTCCTCGTGCCGCCCTAGCCAATGAGGATTTAAGTGAACCCATCGCTTTGGCGGCTTGTTGCTTAATCTTGTTGAAGTTCTTGCCGATTGCTCCGCCGCCCTTGGCACCCAATGCACCACCGACAGTGGACCCAATCAAACTACCAACACCGGCACCAACTGCTGTTCCGGCGCCAGGAACGATGGAGCCAAGCGCCCCACCAATCCAAGCACCGGCAACACCGCCAGCTGCCGTTCCGCCAGTAGCACCAGCAGCTCGACCAATTTTCTCATTGCGGTTACGGCGGTTCATACCGATTAATTCCGTTCCACCAGCAATTAGTGACCCGACTACCGGAATGCGGGAAGCGGTTCTGCGGATAATCCCACGTTCGCTTGCCCGGATAGCAGCCTTACCAGCACCATTTTCCATCACGGAAGCCGGGCCGGCCACTGCCTGACGAGCCTTGGTAATTCCGAATAGGTGGTCGACACCACGACCGAACACTCGCCCGGTCCTAGTAGCCTTGGTTGCTTCTAAGCCACCAGCACCAATTTCTTCTGCGCTTGTTGCCAAAGACTCTCCACGAGCGCCGGCGCCGATTCCTTTCATTACACCACCAATGCCCCGAAGGCCAGCGATAGTTTTCAAAATACCGTAAAAGGCGATTAAAGCATCAACAGTATCGTAAATTTTCTTAGCAACAAACATTGCTAGAAAGACTTCTGTAAAGGCTTTGATTGCTCCCTTATGTTTTAGAATTGCTTTCAGGATACTATCAAAATCTTCAAGGGCACCGTGAGCACCCTTACTGCGATCACTGGTTAAGCCAAAGGCACTAGCAATATCATGGAGGATTCCTGCGAAAGTGTCCCAGATTGTTCCTCCAATAATGCCGATAATTTGACCTAGATTGCCAAGTACGTCCACGATAGTGTCTTTATGCTTGCCCACGTAATCAAGGACAGCCATGACACCTTTTAGAATTGTACCCAAGGCGTCACTTAATAACCCAGCATATTTAGCGATCATTTTGTCTGACAAAATATCACGCATATCTTCAGCTAACTTTTTGCTACCTTTAAATCCTTGTGAGGTGACTTCGCCCCAAAGGACTTGCCACCGAGACTTGATGTACATTGACATTCCGGTAAAGGAAGTCATGGCTTTCTCAGTGGAACCTTTGTACTTATTACTCAAGTAGTCGAGGGCTTCGGTGAAGTCCTTGGCAGTCAGTTTACCCTGAGCAGACATTTCGTAAAGCTGCTGCATTGACTTCCCGGTTACCTTTTGTAAGGCTTCCCCGAACATTGGGAACCGGTTAATCATGACCGACATATCTTCGGCGTTGGCTTTACCACCGGCAACAATCTTGGCAAATTGTTCCCCAGCTTCGGCCAGCTGGTCATTGGTCATGTGGAGGGTAGAACCTAATCGAATGAATCCATTTGTCCAATCTTCGGTTTCCTTAACGCTAGAGTGAACGTGGTAGAACGACTGGGCCATCTTATCAATGGTGTCAGAAGCATAGATGGAATGCTGGGCCATACTATTAATATAGCTAATCAGCTTATCCCCGTCTTGGGGAGCTTCTGTTGTCAATGATTTCCAGACCGTTTTCATCCGGTCTTGTTGAACGTTATATTCCATCCCGGCTTTGGCGGCACCGATTAGGCCATTCTTCACAGCAGTAATCCCGTTAACCATCAGGCCGCCAACAAAGGTTCCGGCAACTATATCGTGTAGACGGCTAAAAGAATGACCGGTTTCCCGAGCCTCTGCTTGAATTTGCTTTAGTGGCAAAGAAGCATGATCATTTAATTTAGCTTCGGTAACTATGCGAGCAGGTATCTTCCGTAGCAGCTCTTCATAATTAATTATTTCTCCCCTTTGAGCTTTGGCAATTAATTCTGTTCGTTGCTCTTTGGGAATCTTCCGCAAAAGTTTCCCGAAATTAGTAATTCCAGCTTCTTTAGCTTCAGCGATTAATTTAGTTCGAATGTCCCTGGGGATTTTAACGTAAAGGGAACGTAGGCCCTTAGCTTTCTCAGTTGCCCCTTCGGTATCAGCATCTAGTTTAGTTTTAACAGGCTTTTTGAACTCATCATCAATTTTTTGGTGAGCACTTTTAGTATCTTCAACTACTTTATTCGTGCTATCCTTGAGGCTCTTTTCGGCCTGGTCACCAGCTCCTTGACCAACGTTCTTTAAGAGTTCGTCGAGTTCTTTGACGTTACCCTTGGCTTGCTGACTGTTAAGGATCACATCAATATTGACGGTTCCGTCTGCCACGTTTATCCCCCCTTTCCGTTATTACTGTGCCCAATTCTTCAGGATTTCACCAAAGTTGGCGAATTGTTCCTCCTTAGCGGCCTGGGATTTATTGACATCTAGCTCATAGAACTGCTGTGCTTGAATGACTTTGGACAGCTGTTCTCCTTCCAGGTCCTTAGTATCCTTGGTCCGAATATCAATGATTCGCTGGAAGTAAGTATTAGGACCTAGTCCCTGAAACAGCGCCTTAAATTCGTCCCAATGCAGCTTCCCCTGTTCATGGACTAAGTTAATTCCGTATTGCTCATAAAAACTGGCGAAAATAGCTTCCGCATCTTGCTTGAATGAGTATAGTCGGCGAGGGTCCCGTGCCACACCTTGTTGGTCTTCCTCCTCGTCATCATTCCCATACGGTTTCATCGAAATGTACTTAGTAATTTGCTCAAAGGCCGTTACCGCAAAATTAGCGTCCTTGACCGGTTGATTGAAGAACATTTCAAAGGCAGTCGCAATCTTCTCCGGATCATCTAACCGCTGGTCATCAAGCATTTCATAAAAACGCAGAACCGTGTCGAATGCCAGGTCGATATGGTAAACCTTGTTATCATATTCAAATTCATTGCCCAGCGGCTCGCTCAACGAAAGCATTATTAGCCCCGCTTCTTGCCATGACCCTTAGTGTAGTGGTCACGGACTGCCTGCTTCTTCCGCTCATAATTAAGCTCTTGATCACCGTTAATCTGGTCATTGAGTTTGATTAATTCTTCGGCGACACGACCAAGTAAATAAGTTGATTCGCCGTAACGCTTATATAGCCGCTGACCTTCGCCCTTGCCAAGAATCTTATCCAGGGACTCTTCAAGGTTTTTTAACGCCTTGTCCAATGAATCCCGCATGAATTCCTGTCGCTGAGTGACGTTCATCTTGTCAACAAACTCTTCTTTGCGTTTATCAAGCTGGTCCAGCAAACTAGCTTCCGCAATTTGTAGGTCGGCAATCTTCTGGTACATTTCATCGTTGAATACTAGGTGATAGGTCTTGCCACCAGCTACAACCTCGCGGTCCAGTTTGACGTTATCGAACTTCTTATCCAGGTTTAAATTAATTACGGTCATTTCTATTCCTCCAATCGTCTCACGTTACTCGTCTCTGTTATTGGTTAATTACTTAGTAGCTGCGGGTACAAACTTCGGTTTGCCATTGAAAACACAGACAACGCTGAAGGTTTGCTTAGCCCCTGGCTGACCACCAGCAGGCACGATGTTGGTCAGAGTAACCACACCATAAACCTGGGAACCATCTGCAAAAGTAACCCGTAGCAAGGTCTTTAACTTGTCTCCGATTTCCAACATCTTGGAAGCAATGTAGTCTTGTGCGTCGTCACCGTATACCCGATGACCCGCAATGGTGAATTGGTACCGCTTGGACGTAACATCGGAAGTACCGAAGCCTTCACCATCGTAGTATTCATCGTTGGCAGTCGTATCGTTTTCGGCAGGGGTCAAGTTGTTAATCCCCGCTGCCAGCCGTGCCCACCGAGCAGTAGTAGCCTTGGTAATATCAGTCTCGTCATCGGTGGCAATTTCAATCTTGTTTTGCCAGTTCAGTAAGAACTTACCAATCTTAGTCGGTGCTTCCTGTGGCGTTAAGCCACCAGCACCAGTTGTTACATCTGCCATTTAAATCATCCTTCTTTCGTAAAAGTATCGACAGTAATCTTGAAATCAAATACATAGGTAACTTCACCCGTCGTATCCGCCATAATCGGGTGCGGGAATGAAGCGACGTCTAGCCCACTATAAACAAAAGAGCCGTCATGACTGGCGACCCGAAAATCATTATCACAGAGGTAATCTGCCACTTTAGCTAACACCTGGTTAATTTCCAGCTCATTAGCGCCTCGCATGATTACTTCCATGATGTATTCCTCTGTTTTGTTTCCAGCATAATCACGCTCAATGACGTTTGAACCAGGCAACACTTGCAAACGCAAATCCGGGTCATGCTTGCCGTCAAGGTAACCGAGCCGACAAGTGACCGGTAATTGGAGCGTGTTGATAGCGTCTTTAACACGTTCTTTTAAGTCCATTACTTACCCTCCAATAGCTGGTCTCTAACCTTGCCAGCCCATTCGTCACCATATAAGGATTGTGCTCGCAGGTCCCAACGGCGAGAAGCCTGCGGGTGCTCAGAAACTGTGTAATTGCGGATTCGTGATTGCTGACCAGTTTTGTAGTTCGTAATAAAGCCATAAAACTGGGCCCGAGCATATGGGGCGTTGTAGACGATATTATGCTTGGCGTCTAAGTGCCCCGACGCTGACAAGTGACTTTGGCGAAACGGAACGAATTGATCCATATCGGCCAACGCCTGATTAGCCAGGACATATCGGGCCCGGTCTAGCGCTTGAGCACTTAAAGCCCTATCTAAGCAGCTAGTTACATTGACACGAACATTCATCACAGCACCTCCAATTCGTAGGAATACACCTGGTTGCTATATGGTTCGCGGTTATCCACCACGTTAGTAATCGTGTAGTCACGGCCTTCAAAATTGAGGTGAGTGCCGACCCAATCAGGCGTAATCTTAGGTAACGGTTCAGTAATGCCGGCAAACAAATACACAATGGCGTTAGCCGTGATTGTCCGGTTGTTATTTGAACCAGCGTATATTGTCTGTGGCTGAACCAGGACATGGTTAACCTGAACCTCATGCGTTTCTTGATGGCCGTAGTCATCTTCTTTGGCATCAGCTATCCATAAGGTAATGGTCTGATTGCAAAGACGTTTAGGAATGCGTGGCAACATACCAATCACTCCCCCGTCCACGATATAACAGTCCGTAGTGTGCTAATAGCCGGTACGCTTCCTTACATACTCCGTTAACCATGCTGTCTTGTGACACGTGGTTAGTTGGTTGCAGCGACAAGCGGCCTACTGAAATCGAATTAAAGTCATCGCCATTTTCGTACGATGAACTAATCCCAGTAGCTTTGATAAAGTCAATCTGCTCACAGATTGCCATTTTGTAGGCGTCTACTCGCTTGGCGTTCTTATCTTGGCTAATATCACGGTCGTTGTAGTAATAGTCAATCGCACTATCTACCGCCCGCTGAGCCTGCTTCTCAATCGTGCTAAACCCATCAACGCCTTTGAATTCAGAATATCCGAAATCGGTGTATTCACTAAAGGTTAAATGCACAGGAAATGCCACTGCTATTCACCACCGTTCACCGCTTTTAGCAAGTCAGCCTTACTCATTGTCGATGTATAGGCCAAACCATGCTTATCCATGTAAGCCTTGATCTGGTCTACTGTCTGGGCTTCGGTTGGCTTAACAGTTCTGCTCGGGTCAAATTCCCCGCTTGGGCTAACCTGCGGGGCTACGCTTTTGGGGAGGCCGCAACATAGATGGCCTTCTTGGCGTTGTCAAATACCAAGATGTCATAGTAGGACAAGCCCTTGATGGTTGTCCGGTAGCCAGAGCGGTCGGTTGAGGCATCAAGCACATCGACTGTATCGTACTTAACAATTGGTGCAACAGCGTACAGCGGCACAGCCATAAAGTTGACCGTGTCGGTAATGCTCAAACCTTGCAGACGAGCCTTTGGGACCGTCAAGATTGGCACCCCACCATCGAGTTGACCAACACGCCGATCAATCCCATTAATTTGTTGGGTGTTCGTAGAGAAGTTCTTAGTCACTCCGTCAGCATTCTTCAACGCCCGGTAGAATCCAGACGAGGCAAAGATTACATATCCACCTGGAATTTCATTATCGGTCATGTACTGTTCAAGGTCATCGTAAGCAGCTAAAGCATTCTTGGCATCAATGGCATCAGTTACCAGCTTCCCACCAGCCTTAGCCGTGTCATACAACTTTTGAGCTGCGAACTTATCACGGTGTGGGACCGTAATTAACCGTTGGTGTTCACGGACCACGTTAGCGACTTGGTAGGCGCCATTTTCATCCATATCCAGTTGATCCAGGTCATAACCAATCCAGTCTTCCTGCTTGAGGTCGAAGGATTCCTTTTCTACGTTCACGTTGTGACGGGCATTATCACCATTCCGGTGGTACGTTTCTGCTTCAACGAAACCGGACATCTTATTTACCCGGACGGTGTGAACGCCGGTGAAGTCCGCAGCTGTAATTGACTTGGCCCCACCAGTTAATGGCTGCCAAATCTTAGAATCAGCGGCGAATTCTTCATCAATCGTATTTAAGTCTTTTTGATCTAATGCAATGGTCATTGATTATTCCTCCTTTTATTCTCCTGACTTTGCAAAGCGCGCAGCAATATGAGAAGCGATGTCATCCTTACCAGTGTTTGTATTGTCGTCATTGCCGAAGTTACCGCCAATGTTGATACGGTTCTGTGGTTCAGCCGTATCAAACAGGTAACCATCGGACTTCTTGACGGCATCAAGCTGGTCAGTCAGGCCATCGAGCGTCCCATCTTTCTTCACGCTAACCTTATCAGTGTCGATTAAAGAAATTACGGCCTTCACGTTCTTGGCTTTGGCATCCCGTAACGCGCCTTCAATCTTGAAGCTCTTTTCCTTGGCCGCAAGGTCATTTTGGTACTGAGTAGCGGTAGCCTTATTATCTTCTTGCAACTGCTTGATTTTGGCTTCGAGCTCCTCGTTCTTTCCGGCATTCTTGCGCAGATCATCAAGCTGACCATCACGGTCGGTAATCTGCTGTTTAAGGCTGTCCCGCTCGCTGGTTAAGCTATCCACCTGTTCTTTAAGCGGATTGACTTCCTTACCGTAAGCCGTCATCACAGACGCAATCTGGTCATCGTTCAAACCGAGTTCCTTTAATTCTTCACGTTTCATTGCGCTCGCTCCTTTACGTTAGTTGTTAACGGAGTTACGAACTCCGAGAATTGATTGCATAACAAAAAGACAGTTTTACGACATGTCCGGGTCGAAGCCTTTGTACTAAAAAAGCACCAGCCAAATGCTAGTGCTTACTTTGCTTTAACAATAATATTGTCTTCTTTAAGTGCCCGCTTTTTAACCTCTTCCGGTGTGCCAGCACGCCATTCAAGAATAACAGCATGGTTTTCTTCATCAAAATCATATTTTGCAATATGAGGAAAAATTACATCAGTAAAATATAATTCTTGGTCTGTTGGTAATCTAAACCAATCCATTAAGCCAGCACCTCCTTAAGCATTTTTCGAAGCATATCATCTGAAATGTTTAATACATTCAATTCAGCAACTACTTCTCGTGATTTATGATGGAACATAGTATCTCTCAGGTAACGACTATTGTCAAATAACCGTGGATCATCATAAGTTAAGCGTTTTGCATAATTGAAAATAGGCTCATTAAGCTTATCAATAGCATCTTCTACATCCCTGTATCTATTTGGATGCAGGTGATATTCTTCACGCGCCTTGTCCCAGTTCAACTTATGCGTCATTTCATGCTTAATTATATCATTGACATTTGTCGAAGCAAAGTAGCCACTCTTCAAATATTCAGCAATACTTTGACCATTCTTCATAACATCACTATTAACATAAAGCGCATCTGCAACATGATCGTATGCTGCGGCGGCCCTTTTACCCATTTTGCGACTATCAGTAACAACAATTTTAGGGATACTCTGTTTCCTGTATTCGTGCATTGCTTGATCAATTGTTTTAATCGTTGATCTGTACTTCTTACTGGATCCTTCCGACCAGAAATTCTCACGATACCCTCGTACCTGCTTAGTGTGTACACGACTAACCCGATTTGAAGATTTGAAAATCTTAAATTCTTGTTTCTTAGCCATGTAATCTTTAGGGACAACCTTTACAATCTTTTCCCGGGAATAATCCCGTGTCAGTATCGGCACTTTATGACCAGCATTGGTGTCTTTAATGAACTCCCGTAGTTTCCCCTGGCGTGCCCGCAGAAGCGTTTTTGTCTGGTTAACCATATCAGCATCGCCAAGCTCCTCAGCGGCTCGCAGACGATGCTTAGCGGCTCTGATGGCCCGTTCTCGCGCTCGCTGTTGCTGAACCAATTTGCCGTTCTTGATGGCCTCTTCTGGGGCATACTGAGGCTGATGGTTAACACTCACTCCAGGAACGAACGGGAACAGATGGTGCCGGCAGTTAACTCCCTGGGTCCCTGCTGGCGTTCCATAGCCGTGATTGAAAATGCTATCGTACTTGTCATTATAGTCAGGACTTTCCGGCGGGACTAGGTTAACCACGTGGCCCTGGATCCAGGCGCAGGCAGGCCGACTGTTGGGGTGACTGCTCATAAGTGCTAAGTGCATCCCAAAGTCCTTCATCCGCTGGAGACGAACAGCATTGTAGGCGTGATTAACTGTTGTGTTGACCACTGCCCGTGCATAGCCCTCTAGGCTCCAATTACGGCCAGCCTTGTCAACGAGCTTCGTGGGCAAGCCACGATCAACTGCCCGGTAAACAGCGGCCTCAACTGCGTCCTGATGGGTAAGCAATCCCGACACAGTAGCCGCAGTCGATTCCGTTAGTATCTGCCGATAGACATGGGAAACCGATGAGGCGCCATAATTCCGTGTTACCAGGGATTCGTTAATGTTGTTCTGCAAGTCATCCCAGGTTTGACTAACAATCCCATTCAATAGCAACTGAACATCATTGCTGACGGGCGCTGGCTCATTGGTCAGTGATTGGATTTCGTTATCAACTTCATCCTGTATTTGCAGGCCATTAAACTTAACCAGGTCAACTATCGCCGCCTTAGACAGGCCATCAGCATTCGCCATTAACCGCATAGTTTCCTGATTGAGCTGACCGAGCTTTTGCAACTGTTCAGCCTGCCACAGGACGACATCCCCCTTGTCGACATGGCGATAATCACCGTCTTTAAGGGTATTGATGATCACTTCAAAAATCTGGTCTTGAAGCGCTGAATAGGCATCGACTATTCGTTGCCCATGTTGCTCAAAACGTTCCCGTGCTCCCATGATTAATCAGCTCCTACGTCATCATCACCATCGGGCCCACTAGAATCTTCAAAACTGTTCGGAGTAAATTGTGGCTGCTCATCTTGTACTTCGTTCAGCCATTGCTCTGCTTCCTGCTCACTCAAACCGAAGTTACGGATCAGGTATTCTTTCTTCGGCATCACTCCAGCTGACACCAATGCTAACTCATCAGAGCGTTGCTTATCCTTATCGATAAAGACACCATCATCGAAGTGGACTGCCAGTTTTAAGTCATCATCAGCATTGAATTTGCAACGAGCTTGCCCATCATCAAAGAATTCCGGCGTGCTAGCAACTTCCAAGATGGCAGCAACAAGCTGGTTGAGGAACAACTCAACCTGAGTTAAGTAGCTAGACCGCGTTTGGTAGGTCGTACTGTTCTCGCTGACCACCTCGGTTGCTGTCTTGACACCCTGACCATCAAAGGAGAACGTCCCAGCAGAAAATCCAGTCTGCTCTTCAAATTCACGGAGGAAGTAATCAATTGATTCCTTATACTGCTGCGCCCGGATGTCGCTGGTAAGGTCGGTAATCTTCATGTCTTCCGTACCATAGAACTGTTCATAGACGTCCATGTCAGAATCAAACATGCGAGGATGAGGGTCATCTGTGTCGGTATTACCAAACGTAGAACCGGGCCGCAACATTTCAGCAGGTACCGCAATTCGCCGCTTGCCCATCTTGATTTCATGAACGAAAGCGTCATGGGTATGGTTGATGGCGTCAATCACGTGGCGGGAATTATCTACGATCCCCATCCCCAGCGGACTGTCCAGATCGCGGTTGTTAGCACCAGGGGTCTTAAAATAGGCAAATAGTGGCTTTTTAATAATGCCGTTAAACTGAACGAACTCCTGCATGTTAGGATACATAGTTTCTAACGGGACCTGCTCGCCAACTACCTGACGTTGCGTAGAACGGTATAACTCGTTAGTGATGGTGTACTTATCTGGCCCGTTCCATTGGTGGAACTCCAACAAGGTGTAATAGGCAGTTTGCTTATTCTCAATCCGGGTTGAGCGGGACGCAAACACGCACTCACTGATGTTGTCAGTGTTGGTATGCAGTGGATAAAACTGGTCCGCATTAGCCCAGGCAATTCGGATGTTGTTCTGGTCATCAACATAAGGGCGAGCTGCTAAGCCGCCTAGTGCCACGCCAGTTTCTAGGTGTTGTTCAAATTGCAAGTTGAAATGGTTATCCTCGATGACCTGCTTGATGAACTTATCTAGCCCTGGGTCCTCAAGGGAAACTTCGCATTGCTCATTAAAGATGATGGAGGCTAGCCGCTTCGACGCTAGTTTGGTCACATTAAGGGTGCTCATTGGCCGTTGCCGGCGTTCACCATAAGAGTTGCGGAACCAGATGTTAGGCAAGTCATCACGGTAGTAAGACTTTGCCATCTGAATGCGGTCGTACTCGTTCTGGTCAATTGCAACCCGGTCGTCATCGGTAATTCTAACTAAGCTTTTCACCATGCCGATTTTGGCACCCCCTTTCCGAAAGATATTCCGTAATGTTGTTAAGAAGCCCATGTACTCACCTCCTACCACTTCAAGCCAAGGAATCGTTCATTATCACGCACAAAATACTGGAGCATATCGCAGGTATGGTCATCTTCCTTGATGACTTTGGGATCATCACTTTGCAATGTGTTCTCGTCCCACTGATACTTCTGATGTTCAGCAATGAAAATGTCGTTCTCTGGACGTTTCAGGTAATAAAAACGACCCTGTGCTAGTAAATCCTGCACACGATCGATCATGTCTACCTTTTTCAGCTTGTTTACTTTATGCCAGTGAATTCCAAAGTCATTGTAGAACTGGTTGTCTAATGCCCCCTCAGCAGAGTCGATAGTCATGTTTGTGGGACGTTTTCCTACCCAATCAGTAACTTTATCGATGAAGTGCTTTAAGTCCTTAGAAAGTACGCTAGGCGGCTTTTTGTGGGTCTTACCCTGTGGACTGTAGTAGTAGGTGTCCAGCAAGATAACGTTTCCCTTTTTAGTCACGCCGTACGCACCACAAGTGGTTGCTGAAACTTCATGTCCTGTATCGACTGAGTAGAAGACGTTAGTAATGACATCATCATCTGGTAGCTGTTCCAACGGATTGAAGTTATCCATGTTGTAGATATTCGTTCCAAGTCCAATAACTTCGCCAAGGTATAACCAGCGATAATAATCAGGATCATTCTGCTTGTAGCGATTAATTAACGCTAACTGCTGATCAGTAGTAAAACCCCACTTGTCATCAAGATAAGTTGAGGTATCGATAAAGCAATCTGGATCGTGTTCCTGCTGTGCCACCCATTCGTTAATCCAGTCATATGGATTCCTCGGTGGGTTGTAGCTATAAAACACCCTGACGTAATTAACAAACGCTGGTTTTTGGCGAATGAATGTTGGATTGGCCTGGTCGAATACGTCTTGGTTTTTGAAGTTCGCCGCTTCTTCATACCAAACAGCAATGACGTTATCAACGATATTTGACTTCAGCTTCATTGGGTCGTCCCCACCGTAGAAGTAAAAAGTGGAACCAGTCCGCTTATGGACAATCCGCAACGGCGACTTGTAGTAGTTGTATTCATCATCCAAGTTCAGCATCGTCAGTGCCCACTGAATTTGGTTGTAAACCGAATCATGCAAATTATTGGCATTTTCGCGAACAGCAATAGCATTAACCCGTTTATTGAGCTGGGTCCAGTGTTTCATCATCGTTACCAGCCTCATACTGATTACTGACGACTTAAAACTACCACGGCCACCCTTGGCGATAATGTAAGGTTTGTCAGTCTTCCACAATGGATAGAAATGAGGATTGATCATTCGACTTAATTTAATGGTCGTCATCATTTGTCCCTCCAATATCATCGACCAATGTGGTGCTCTCACGGTTGGAATTATCACCAGTCAGCTCATCGCGCTTCCATTCCACGATGTCAGCTTCCGCGCTCGCTTTTCGAGCCTTAGCTTTATCAAGTTCCGGTGTGCTGTTATCTGATAACATACCAGACAATTTAAGGACGGAAGTAGCAGCTTGAAGTTTTACCATTTCAGACTTGGCGTTCAACAAGTCAATTAATGTCCTGAGCGCCAGACTCTTGTACTTCCCCTTGATTGCTTTGGAAGCATAAGCATTAAAGGCTGGTTCATACCATGGGCGCTTGCGCCAATGTGAAACAGTGGTTTCATTCTTCAAGCCAATCTTAGGAGCAATTTCTTTATTGCTATGTCCGCCTTCAAAATCAAGCCTGACAAGGGTTTGTTGCGCTTTTGTCAGCCTTGAAAAAGGGTCGTTTATTGCTCCATCTTGCTTCTTACTCATGTCATCTCACCACACCTCCGTTTAGCATTGTCCAAATTAAAAGCCGGCACACTCTTGGAATATGCCGGCTTGCGCTTGCTATGTAATTTTTCATATGTATGTTGGGCCCGAATCAGCATTTGATGTTCTTGCCAACTGCTGACTAAGCCGTACTGTTTCGTATTTCGCATTCTTCCTCCAAACAAAAAAGCCAGCCGTTAAGCTGACTTTGAATTACTATGTTGCAATTCCTTAGCACACTTTTTAATTTTTAATGATTGCTGTGCATCACGAAAACCTAAAAGATTAGCGTCCTCTATTCTATGATTACAAATAGTATTAATGTTTCTTTGTATTTCATTCCATCTGTATTTTTCATTTACACTGTTGACTAAAGTTATCAAAACAAAGATAACTGTCCCTAGTCTCTTATAGTTCTTATTCTTCTTATCTTCTGTACTATCAAAAAATAAATATTTTTCCCATTCTTTTCTGACTAAAGGCATAGTTTTTAATCTTATATCTATAAGATTAGCTCCATGAGCACAAACATTTCGTATAAAATTTAACATTCTGACCCAAGAAACTAGTTCTTTTCCGGTACAGTGAAAATAATTAGCCAGTGGAATTAAGTTACGTTTACCCATAATACTAATTATAGTTGTCACACCACCAAACATTAATGAATCGATAGCTAACCAAACTGTTGGGAAACCGTCTTTATTTTGATTCTGTGAATAACGTATGTCTGGAAGGCTCGATTTTCTTACTGTCTCTTTTAGCTTTTTCTTGAATCTATACTGTTTTTCTTCAATATAAAAATCAGTGTACTTACTCCTATTAGCCCACTTATAAAAATTTAGGTATCCATAAGCTCCATATCTTTCACCTAAAATATAAGCTATCTTAGTTTTTAACGCCGTTTCAACCTGTTCAATAGCGTGAAGCAAATGGATTCTTAGGTTCTTATCTTGATAATATCTTTCAATAACTTTTGCGAAGCTTATACCCTCGTAATGAATGGTGCCATTATATCTCTGAGCTAACGGTTCTGCGAATTCTTTAATACGATAATAGCTAATTTGCTTAAGCGTTTCAGCATCTGAATCATATATTTCCATTCCTTGCTCTTTTAAAAGAGCAACTTGTTCTTCCCAACTTAATGATTCCGGTGTTTCCATAGTTAAAAACCTTTCAGTATAAAAAAATGCCCCTCACGTCAGATAGTATCTGTCCCTTTATAAGGAAGTGAGAGGATTGTCATCTATGACTATATAATAGCATATCCTACAATTATTTCAATACAAAAGCCCTGCTGTAATAGCTAGGCAAGATGAAATGATTTAGACAGGCAGCAGTGGAAGTGAGGTGCAAAACTCGCCTCCTTAGAGTTAATTGTAAAGTAAGCTGTCTGCCTAATGCTGATGGACGGAATCGAACCGCCTCAGGCTAATTGCGTATTAACCCGAACCAAGCATCCGCGCTACCAGCGTATCATCAGCATAATGGGCTACCGTCCCGAGCAAACAGATATATACGTCACTGCTTGTTTTCCTACCGGGAACATATAGCCACATATAAGTGCAACCGCTAAGCCGATAAAGTAGGTTGCGAGCTTCTTTGTGCCGCAGCATCGGGCGCCCAGGAATATAAGGTGCAGTTGCTACTAATTTTTGATTGGAGTTTTCATTTACTCTGCCAAATGTCATAAAGAACAAGAAGAAAATATCCTGGACGAAAGGTAAGAGCCGGAATCGAACCAGCTTCATGCGTAGAAGGGCACGGAAGCATCCCATCTATGCCCTCACCAGAGGACGTTACCCGGAACCAAGTGGTGCGCACCATGATGGTTCCTTCAACTACGGAGCAGTTTAACGACTTGCTTAGGTCAATGCTGATTATGCGCTCTGCCCGCATCAGACGGCTTGGTTACCGTTCAGCACATAAAGGAGAGTTTCAATAACAGTATGGCTTTCGCTGTTTTGCCACAATACCATTTTCTGCTATTTTTCTCCGATTGAACTCCGATAAAATTCCGATGTTTTTTCGATGAAATTTCGGCCATTTTTCGATAAAATTCCGATTTTTCTAGGTGTCGTCATTCTTGTAGCTATGCAAGTCTTCTACCAGGTCATCATCTTTCAGGAGCTTCGTGTGGTACTCTAGCGTATCAGCAAATTCTAGACAGGCTCGGTTGTAGTAGTCATAAAAGTGTGATGATTCGTACCCAATCTCCTGCGCTACCTGCCACGCTGACTTTCCTTGAATAAAACGTCCTAGTAAGATTACTCGGCTTACAGGACTACAAGCATTAATTGCTTTAGCCACTGTCTTGACTAACAAATGATAATTAGCTACTTTAATGAACTTTGCTTCTGTGGGGTTACTCTTGGCTTGTGCTCGTGGCATTCCATCAAGCTGTGGTGAAGTGATGGTTATCCCACCACCAGCCAACCGGCAAAGTCGCTCATACTCCCCATTAAAGAATGACTTTACGTTATTGATTGTCTGCTCTTCGTTAATTTCTGGTAACAACCCCACAATTAGCACACTCCTTTTGATATAATAAGTTTGTTCAACGCTAGGCATGCTCTGTTATGGGGTGTGCCTTTTTTGTTTTAGTTACCGAAAATACTACTCAACATAGATGAGATTGGAGTAATAGCGTGTACCAAGTTAAAACTCAATGCAATGAAGAAAATAGACTCTGCAAAACCGCCAACGACCCATAGCGTCCAAAGACAGTAATTTTTCTCCTCAACGATATAAGAAGGCGCTTTATCATACTTTTTAATTGTTTTTTTGGTCCCATATATCAGCCCTCCAAGAATAAGCAACATACAGATTACGCAAATAATCGAAAAGATAATTGCTGACATTTGATACTGCTGAATCATCGTCTTAACTGTTCCTGGTATTTCCTGCATTTGACCGTTAAGTGTCTTCAATAACTGCACTTCTGCTTCGTGTTTCATGAACTCCCTCCTGACCTATACAACAAAAATGAATCTCAGTAAACCTGACACCAACTCAGACACTAGCCACCAGCCGAACAGGCCGATTAAAACTAGCAGCATCGCAATCCAAAGAATGGTGATACCTACAATCATGATTCGCTCAAACATCATCCGCCTCCAAACTTAAATACCTTGGTTCAATCTCAATCGGGTCGTAACGATTACTGAGTGACCGCCGCTGTACTATCGCCACATCACCTGTCGTGCTCTGCTTGCAGTAGATGATGTCATAGCAGTCACCCATGTATAGACCGGTTGTTTGTTTTCCATAGCTTTAATGGCTTCTTCAATCGTCATCTTGTCCAACCTCACGTAAGCCAAATAATAGCAACTACCGCAATGGCGAATCCAAGAATCGTTAATATCATCCATGCCGGTTGGTTAAGAAATCCGCTAAGAGCTACCCCAGCAATATCCATAACGATTGCAAATGTAAGCGGGTTGCTGACCAAACGCCTTAAATACTTCTTTAATCGGTATCTGATCATCGTTCCATTTGAACAGCATTGTTCCCGTTGGCTTGAGCACTCGCATGATCTCTTGAAATGCTTCGTGAAAATCATGTGGCCACCCCATCAGATCAATGGTGCCGTACTTTTTAGCAAGCCATGATGTCTTGCCAGCACGAACCAAGTGTGGCGGATCGAATATGACCAGATCAAACGTCTCATCATCGAATGGAATATGTTTCCAATCAGCCTGAACATCTGGATCAATCTCAATCTTGCGTTCTTTGCCACGATCCATCGCCGTGTAGACAGCCTTGCGAATATCCATGTAAGTTGTGTGTGGTTCATGTTTGTCATACCAGAACATTCGTGAGCCACAACAAACATCAAGAATTCTCATAAAACAAACAAACTTTCCATATCGTAGATAAAGCTTTCCATTTTTCGTTTGTTAAATTGATATAGCAAAGTTGTTTCATCGCTGGGACTTTGAAACACAAGAGCTCCTTTACTAACTTCTAAATATCCGTTGTTATCAGTATTTTTATCATAAAATTCCCAATAGTCTGCCCCAAAAGAATTAGCTTCTTTGGGAGTAAATGTCTTCCAGACTTTTTCTGCTTGTTCCTTTAAGAATTTAAGTAAATCAATGTTGTCTAAATAGAATCGATAATCTAGAAGGTCTTTTCTTTCTGTGTGGATTTGAATATTTGACCTATTCACCCGCACAATTAATTTTCTTTTATGCTCATCAACAAAGGTTTGTTCAATCATTTTTCCACCTCTTTGGCTTTCTAGCCGTTCTATGCCACCACTGTGACCACTGATAGCTCGTGTGGTCCATAAATTTAGCCCACTCAAGCTGGCGCTTTCAGTTTCTAGTTTCAGCTTCATTGTTTGCTTTCATCCTTTCCACCATTTTCTCCATCAGCATGGCACCCTCATCAGCCAGGGCGTTGATTTGACGTTGCCACCGGCTAGATAACCAGATGCAGGTCGCAAACCCCATCGTTGCCAGTAGGAACACAATCCACTCGCCGCGCTGATCGCCAGGCGACACGAAGAAGCACAGCGACACACCAATCATGATCCCGTTAAGGTAATGGCTGGTCATGTCAGCCAAGTGCTGTTTGTTCTGGTAGCGGTCAACCTTGCCGGCATTGACTATCAGCTGTTTTGCTAGCTCATTCACGCTCCTGTACCTCCTACTCACGATAACTGTCATAAATTTCGAGGGAATAATCTCCCTTGACAATCACGGAATTCCCAACTCGGTCAACTAATTTAATCAAATCATCTAAACTGTTTAACTCAATGGACAGTGTAGAGTGATGCTGATAGCCGTTCTGAGTAGGCGTCACCCAAGGCTCGATGCAAGGATTGAATGGTTTGAGCTCCTTTTTATACTTCTTGAAGCAGTCCTCTCCTTCTTCCCAGACACTCAGAATTTCGTATCTCATACTTACTCCACCCCCGTCAGATTAATGATGTACTGATCACCCTTACCACCACACCAGGCGTCCTCCCAGCCCATCTTCATAAGTTGACGTAGTACGTCATGAGCAATCTCGGTTAAGTCAACGCCAGCCGTCTCTGCCTTTTCGATGAGCTGTTCGCCACCGTAGCAAGTCCCATCAAGCCCGGCCTTACTGGTTGGCAAAACAATCCCATTCAGCTTGCCTAGGTCGTACATCTGCACCTGCAAGCACTTGTCATAAAACTTGACCACGTCCTCCTTGAGCGCGGTTTTTTGATAATTCTTGACCTTCTCAGGCCGTAGTAGATTGCTCAGTTGCATAGTTTTTACCTCCGTTCGGAAACAATTCTTCGTCGTTCAGCATTTCTAAGGTATCCCAAGCCCGTGAGCCATTAGGACTATCAAGCTCAGACACAAAATCAAATTGCTGACTGTCTGGTTGCTTTTCAGGTACACGCTTGTGGACCCATTCTCCGCTATTCAAATCACGCTCATACCAGGACCCGTCAGCCATTTTAATAACTAGGTCACTGGCTAATTCGGTACTCGCATCTTCTGTGTCATACACAGTGTACTTAAACCGTTTCTTAAACGTTCCCCAGGGAAGCGTATATTTGCCATCTTGTGAGCCAATCCAACTAATTTGGCTGGGTACAATGACGCTTTCCTTGATTTGGTCGATTAAGTTAATGATCATGCTACCCTGCCTCCTTTTTGAAGCGATTCATCGTCTAACTGACGATACTTGTCTTGTAAATCCTTCGCCTGCTCTAACTTGGCTTTCGTGTATGGCGATTTTACTAGCTCGGATAATTCCGATTTGCTAAATGGAGCCGGGAAGTCAATGCTCCGCAGCTTCATGTTCTTGCAGTGATGAATTACTAGCATTAATCGCACTTTCAACGAAAAGCCTGGACTGGCGTACTCAACACCGTTTTCACCAGTGAGAGTTTCCTCCGGAATACTGTCAATCAACGCGTCAATCGGCTTGTAGCGCTCACTCACTTCTTCAGTCGTCAT